ATGAAACATCGTCCGGTAAGCCGACAGGTGATGGTGCAAAGGGCACAGGTGTTGATCCGTCTGACGGGGGTGGTCATACCACAGATCCTGCAGCTGATAGTTTAGGTGGTAAGTCCACAGGCACAGGTGATGCGAAGGTTACGGATGATGCACCAACAACCGGTAAAGACACTGGTGAGGGTAAGAAGACCGGTGATACGAAGCACGGTAAAGGCCCATTAAAGGCTAACTCGAAGACATAATATATATAAAAATACATAGTACCTTTGATAGCCCCTTACGATGTAGGGGGCTTTTTTTATTAAATAATTAAAATGTTATTCACTCAAAAATTTCTTGAAGCTTTAGGGTGTAAAGATTTATACAAATTGAGAGGTAGTACAGGTTCTGGTAGAAAGCATCAAAACTTGTTACCTGCTAGTGATAGATCAGATGCTAGTTCTTGTCGTATATTAGATGATTTAAAAAACACAAAAAACGGGCTGCGTCGTTTAAATGATCAAGATGTTCAAGCTATAAAAAATATATATGGAATTACAGATCTCGAGAAAGAAGGATCTAGAAATTTAGGTAATACAGGGATAACAATGTATATTGATAACAATCAATATTTTATTAAAAAATAATGGCATCAGCATGGAGTACAGATACAGTTACAGCAGTTAACTATCATAGTGACGCTGAGGATGTTATTCGGTTTAATAATAAATCGTTGGGTGCTAACGAACGTAATAAGACATATAAAAAATGGTGGAAGGAGCAAATAAGATTATATGGAACTAATATTAGTTATTACGTCCGAAAATTTGATTTAGCTAACACTGATAAAGTGTATGGTGAAAATCCGTATCAAGGATATCAGGTTCCTCAGACCATGACTATGTTAATAGACTTAACTGATGGTGCAATAACATATTCTCAATATGGTTTAGTATCTGATGATGAATTAACAGCAGTAATAGATATTGAAACTTATCAACAAACTCTATCTTCTTATTATCATTCTTCTGGTTATACTGGTACGTTAAGCGCTATGCCTAACGCAGGAGATGTATTTCAATTAACTGAATATGGTTCAGTTGATCGGCCTGGTGGAAAGGACGGAAAGATATTTGAAATTACAGAACGTATGGATCAAATGGTTGGTGAGATCAATCAGCTCCAAGGTCATTATGTATTTAGACTCCGTGCACGTAGAAATGATCATACATTCTTACCGGGATTACCTGCTGAAGCTAAATCTACTCAAGTTACTGATACGTCAGGTGTCGGACCTTTAACAGCTCTTGAGACTGATTATATTAATGATTTAGATACAGAACAAGCAACGTATTTTGAATATGGGTCTAACGACGATGTGTATGGAGACTATTACTAAATTCATATTCTACATCCTTTAAAACAGAAGGATATCTTTCATTAATATATTTGTTAATTGGAATAGGTTTAAGACAATCTGCCGAATGTCCAATTTTTTCTGCTTTATCAGAAATAATATTTACTGCTTCAAATAAGCATAACCATCTTGCTAGTTGTGAATAGTCTTTAGTGGTTTCTTTATTGTTCATAAATCATTGTTGTTGGTAATATGGTACTAATGTCAATTTGTATTTTATTAAGAGTATCACAATCTTCACAATTAAATTCGTTTTCATCAGTTAATATTACATATACATTATTCATTTTTTTACATCCTTGACATTCAGCTAAAATTCGATTTTGTTCAGCTAATTGAGATAATTGAAGAGCCTCCTTTTCTAGATTTAAGCGCGCAATATATCTAAGTATATTATTATATAAAAAAAAGAATAATATTTGGAGCCCGGTTGTGCCAACTGCAACTTTTAAGAATGTTATAAAAGAAGGGTAAAATAAAACTGTTATACTACTTATTGAAATTGAAATTAAAAATACAATAAATATGCTTTTAGCTATCTGTTTCGTCATGATCTAAATCTTCCGACACAGATTTTATAAGATCTTGAATTTTTTGCAACTTTAAAGTTGCGGATTCGACAACTTTTTCATCTAAGTGTATGGAAGGGTTTTCAGAAAGCGTCACTAATAGCCCGGTAGCATCCGCTATACTTTTATAAGCGGAACCTAATTGTTCAATTAAATGATCACCTGGAAATGGAATAAGGTCGGCTGAGATTTGATTATAGGTCGCTGGACTCGCCTGCGCAATATCAGCTAATGTTTTTGTAGTCGGTCGAACGTGTCTAGCCTTCACGTCTTTCCAATACTTGTTGGTGTACTTATATAAATCTTCGAAAAGTATGCCTTTCATCATAAGTATTTATTAAATACTTACATGGGAAAGTTTGAAAATAAATTTTTATCTTTACTTTTAGAGGATGAATTTGATACAGCAGAACCAGCGGCTAGCCCAGCGCCAGCAATTGATGCAGCTCCAGAAGACGATCGACAATCCTTTGCAAATGCTTTAGATGAACCGGATCATGCTGAAGATTTTGAAGATGTAATAGATTCGAACCCGAACGAGCAACAAGAACTTGAAGATTTACAAGAATGGATTACCAATATTGATGAAGTAGTACAATACCTTAATGGTGGTATTTCTAGTGTGTTAGGTAAGTTAAGAGATGATAATAAAGTAGGTACTATTTATGCTGATGTTTCAGATGCTACAAAGAATGACGTTTTAGATGTATGTGAGAGATTAGCAGGATTAAATCAAATTTTCAAAAACCTTTATATAGAAAAACATAAATAATTAATATTATGGCAACACGAGCAGAATTACAACAAGCGGTAGACGACAAAACAGCAGCAGCTAAGCAAGCGCGTGCGGAGTGGAAGGCGTTTGATCCAGTCGATCAGGACAACCCGACCAGCGTAGAGCAAGATAAAACTGATGCGTTAGCAAAGGCGTATAGAGATGCAAAGAGTGCTAGAAAGAATGCTGATAAGGCATTAGCTGCGCTCGATGACACCGATGCTGTTACTGCTGCCCCAGCTCCAGCACCTGCGCCAAAGCCAGCACCAGCTCCAGCACCCGCTCCAAAGCCAGCGACTAAGTCACCATCGGATGCCGATACTCGAGTTCTTGATAAGAAATGGGCTGTTTATATAGCCGATGAAAGAGCGGCTACTGATAAAGCGTGGGGTGATGAAATAGCTGGGCCAAGGCCTGATGGTTGGACTGGTTAATTAAATTTTAGATAATAATAATTTACCTTTTAATTCAGTATAACTATTTTTAACTATAAACCGAGATGTGATTTCGTCTCGGTTTATTTTTATGCACAAATCATTAAAATCTTTAAAATTTAATAATTCTTCAGGCCATATAAAACATTTTTCTCCTTGACTGAGTAATGATCGAGTTTTTTGTTTTGCTGTTTCATCACAGTGTTGATTATCAAGAACCCAAATACGTTTGTGAAAAGGTTTTTGAAGTATTTGTTGTTCTTGTCGTTTTGTAAAACAAGATCTACCTTTACTGATACCGCCTACTGCAACACCGTTTTTAACAAAAAAACTATCTATTGGTCCCTCAAAAATAAAAATATACTCTAAAGTATTATCTATTTTATCGATATTAAATATTGTTTTGTCTGCTCCTATTTTTGAAAGATATTTTGGCTTTGTATCTTTTTTGTTTTGTTTTAATTTTCTCGATTGATAAAATATGATTTTATTATTATCATAAAACGGTATTATTATTCTATTTTTATGTACAAAATCATTTCTACTAAACCACAAAGATTTAGGTTTATTAATTGCTGTTAATAGTCTTCTCTCTTTGCATGTAATTATAGCATGTGTTACCATTGGTTCATGACTATAAAAACTACACTGAACTTTATCATATAAATTAATACAATCACCAGGAAGAGACTGTGGAGGTTTCTCAGGAGTTAATTTATCTTCTGTTTCAACAGGAATATTAAATACATCTATATCTTTGCATTCATTAATTATATCAATATAATTTTTACCTGTTACTTCTTGAACCCATTTTACAGGGGAACCACTCCAACCACAATTATGACAGAAAATATGATCTTCTTTTACTATATAGTACAGTCTTCTCTTTTTATTCCAAGACTTACCTTCCCTACAAACTGGACACCCACCTTCATATACGTTAGTTAATTTTTTATACTTAGGATACCCCGCGTATTGATAAAATTTCTCTACAATATATTCCTGTGGTATTACGTCACTTAGGCTCATCTACTGATCGAACATCAACTATTTGTTTTGCAATAAATTGGCCGGTGTGAGGATCAGTATAATGCGCTTCTGTACGTATTTCATTACCCATTCTAACTTCTCTCATTGTAGGTGTAATTGTATTACCAGCTGGGCCCATTATGCTAGGATTATTTTTCGTGTATTCAACTTTTCGCATTATTAATTGCCTTCTTTATAATATTTATAATATTTTCGTTATTATTAAACGATTCTCGCCATGAAGAATAATTCCTTACAATAGACCACATATTTAATTTTTTTGCTTCTTCTATAAATTTGTTATAGTTACTTTTATGAGTTTTACATTTTTTTAATTGTTCTTCATATATAGGTACTTCATCTGGATAATAATCATAGCCAATTGATAAGTCCATTAATTTTAAGTTTCTTTCATAAATAACTTGCTGTTCTTCTGTTAATTT